TTGGCTGCGACAGGTCGTAGTCCAAGCAGTCTCTCCGTCTTCGTCAAATCCGCCACTTCCCACTCATTCCCTTGAATGACAACCAGAGCATCATCACCTGACACTATGATGTCGCCCTCAAGGCCGGCTTCCACCAACGCGACTGCTTTGGTCAACGCATTGATTATACTATTGCCAAGAGTTGTATCGTTGTGGCCGGATTTAGTCGTCCCGACTATATTGTATCGAAATGAGGCATCACCTCGACCGGCATAGCCGGTTACGTTGTGCGCTGCCAGCGCGTGCGCACTCAGCCCGGGTAGGAGATCATACAGAGGACGTTTCATCACCATATGCTCAACCGATATGGTAGAATCATATGCCTCGCAATCACACTCATACACGGACGCAGGCGCTCGACGCTCGAGCGCACTAGTCAACCACCCACCTATATCGTCTGGGTTCATACCAGAAGCAAACGTGATTGTCACACCAGGGTACACCTCGCAGAAGGCGCGCAGGAACAACGCCTTTTGCAAAGCGTAAAATTCCCGCGCAAACGACTCCTGCGTGGCTAACTCACGGTAACATTGGATCAAACGCGGCCTCTTGGGTGGTTCGCCACCGGCCTTAGTCGCCAGCTCGAACTTAACGAACCCATTGACTTTATCAGGGCAGTTCTCTTGTAAAGCAATGCTCTTTAAGAACTCATCACGACGTCGCTTACTCCATCGGTAAAACCAAGGGTCGTCGCCAACTGCGGGTAGACAGTCTATAATGAGACCATCACACAAAGCAAAGGCTAGACGTTCAGCGAGCGCGAACAAGGACTTAGAATGAGACAAGAGCTTCACTTGCGGAGCAGCGTGACGCTCACAGAGTGCTCGATGCGCATTACACATGCATGTCCGAAACACATAAGGGCAATAACACGCGACCCCAACCAACGCGGCACCAACCTGATTGGGCTTATCACAAGCCAGGTCCAGCTCGGGTATACGGTGACCAGGTTCGATCTCGTCCT